TTCTTCACAGTTCTTCTTCCACTCCTGACCTAGATACTTAAAGTCAATAAGAGTGCTCTGCATAGTACCAAGTATGGTTGCTAATTTAATCTTCTCTTTTATTTTTGCTTGGCTATCCTCTTCTCGCACTACCACTTCGGAGAGGTTACAGAATTCCCTGCTTCGTAGAATGATTTCGGAACATGGATTGGTACCAAAGTCTTCTCTAGCATCTCTTCGATCTCCAAGTTTTTCTGTTTGTCGTTTAGCGTTTGAGCTTGAGAAGATACCACGTTCTCCAGACTTCGACTCGTAAAGGGAAGTCCATTCATTAAGGAATGTACCTGTGTCTGGTTGTCCATAGTAGTTTGCCGAATTGTTTGCGAGTGCTCGATGGGGGTGGTCGTCCCACCATCTTCCTGACTTGGCTTTTCGCATTTGTTCATCCCCAAGATCAGAAATAGAAATAAGAGCAGACCTACGAACCCCACCCACGACCACAATCTCCGCTGTTTTGCAGACGAGATCATGGCATTCGATGGGTTTGAGTTTTCTTCCTTTTGCATTTTGAAATGTCCTTACTGTAAAATTAAACAATGACTCAAGCGGTCCTGGTCCAGAAGCTCTACCCCCGAATGTTTTTAATACAGAACCTGCGGGTCTTACCTTACCAAGATCCCACTCAGGTACTACACCCGCGTACAAGAGTGCAACCAGATCCTTAAATGCTTTTGCCCACCCAAGTTTACTGTCTCTAACTGTAATCTTTGTGTCAGTGTTGTGTAGTTTATCGGGTACCACAGGTAGTTGAGAGGTATGCCTTTCTTCTACAGAAAACCCCACACCTGTACCATTCATAAGGATATATAGGATCTCATCAAAGGATCTAGGTGAATCAATATGAATGTAGCTACAATTGTATCCAGCTATGTTTTCCTTCTCAAGTGCTGGACCTGCTGTCATAAGACAACGCATAGATGGCATTACATCTAGGGTTAATACTGATTCAACGAGATTCCTAAGTGTCTGAGTAGCAGTAAAATCAATGTCAAGTTTCTCACCGAAGAACTTGAAGTACCTCTGTACCGTTTCTTCCCAAGTCTCTCTTCGTCCCTTTTCATAATCCCACCGAGAGTAGCGAGATAGGTGTATAAATTGTTGGTATTGAGATGGTAATTCCACGTATATATATCTTTCAAAATTGGTTAATAGATGCTGCCTGAATTGCTCACGCATCCATCTTCTGTGTTTCTCGCATTATAAGTTTATCAATGTAAAACCTTGCTTTCTTTAGATCCTTAACTCCTCCCTTCTGATCGTATCGAGAGACATATTTTATAATGTTTCCTTCAAGGAAGTCAAGCTGATTCTCTACAATAAAGTCGAGTGGTTCAATTTCAAACCCTGCACAATAGTGCTCCGGCCTTGAGATATCATCGAACTTATTCTCATTAGTTTCAAAAAGGACACGATCCTTGTAAACTTTAAACCTAGCATTTCCATATGATTGCTCACCTTCTGGATCAATATAGTTTTTTCTACGTTCTTCATCCTTCTCGTAGTTGGTCATATAACCTTTAAATTGTTCTTTCTGTTTCAGTGATTTTTGCATCAGGATACCACATTTTTGGATAGTTGTCAAGTCCTTCGTATTGTTCTTTGCGAAGTATGTACGCCATGCGTGCTTGATCCAACGCATACTCGTGTCCAAACCCAGCTTTTTCATATGTTTCAAGTATTGCATCCCACATATCCTCGTCTTCCTCAACTGCTTTATCAAGTATACGCTGAGCTTTTACTTTACCAATACCCGGACACCCTTTGTACCCATCTGTTGAGTCACCTGTAAGTGTCTGCATATAGAAATTGTAGTCAGCTTGTATGGCATCAATATAAAACATCTCTTTATTAGTGAAGTCCCAATGATAACCTGGAACTGTCAGGAGATCCTTGTCAATTGAAACAATACAACAATGATCTATAAACATAGTGTTCTTAATACCCATCAGATCATCAGCTTCTAGCCAATTAGATTCAAACGCATCGTATTCTTCACGAAGATAGTCTTTTGAAATGTTAAAACAAATAGGCTTGCGTACACCAGAACGATTGGATTTATAATCGCTCAGAATTTTTCTCCTAAAATTATTCGGGCTAGAAAAGCATATGGACAATTCATTTACACCTGAGTCTTTTCTCAGGTTATCCAATTCTGAATCAAGCATACCTTTTACCTGTCTAAAGTCAGAATGAAGTGTCCAAAAGTCATCACCCCAATCTATTTCCTGTTCTGCCGCAGATGCATTCTTATATACAAGAATGTCACCATCTACCAATAGTTGTTCTACCTTGTTTTTTTTCTTCATAAACTTCTAATAATCGTTTTACATAATGTTGTATAGCTTGCTCAAATTCCAATTGATCTAGGTCAGTGAGTGTCTGCCCACGTTCTTCCAAGCTTGTATTCTCCTGTGAGTGGCAATCGGACTCCGTAAGAATCCCCGGCAACTCCAATTGCACGTACTGCGGTCTTTCCAATTTCATTTCCAAGTCCTTTCTTTACTAAAACCTGTATTTCATCGTGTACAAATGCAACCTGTTGGTAATCGGTTCCTTCTTGGTACCCTTTTTCTTTCAACAAATTGTGAAATTCAACTACCCACCTTTTGCAAAGAATAGCACCAGCCGATTGGCATAGTGTATTCAGAGATGAATGAGTTGACCTAACTGGAACTCTTCTTCCATCAAGTCCCATTAGATACCCTGTTTCCGCTTTTTTCATAACATCATCACGAAACTTCTTGAACGCAGGTAATTGTTTAAAGAATCTATCTCTTACCTTTTGTCCTTTTTTCGGACCCCCACCAACAATCGAACCGAGTTTGGCAACTCCTGCTCCATACACGAGAGCATATAGGAAAGTTTTCGCTTCATGACGAGTATCCAATCCCACAGCCTTTTGATTGTCAGAATGTATATCTCCTTCAAGAACTGTCTTAGCAAAAATACCACCGTCATACCTAGTAAGGTAATGAGCAATAACACGAGCTTCAAGACTTGATACATCACATCCCATAAGATCAAACCCTTCAGGAGCGTAAAACAATTGTCTACATTCTTTGCCAAAGGATGTTTTGACACTTGGGACTTGACCCAAGTTAGGGTGCGTGTGAGAGCAACGAGAGGCGATTGTGCCCATAGTGTTGACCGACCCATGTAACTTGCCCTGTTTTTCCATGTGTAACCAGCCATTCTTTCCTTCTGATAATTGACCGATCATCTTATTAACACGCAGTGATTCAGCCATTAGTTTTGCTTCTGGATACGGTAATGAATCCAAAATAGTCTCATCAATCTTAGGATCTCCACAAGCAGTAAATTCCTCTGGTTCCCAATCATGAATGTCTTTCAATCGCTTTGCGATATGATGTCTAGAGTTAGGATTAAAGTCCACCTTTTTAAACTTCTGAACAGGAACACCCTTCACATAACCAAGACGCTTATTATTTACTTTTGGTGTGAAGAGTTGACCGTTAGGTGCAGTCCACGAACCAAACTTTTTCTTGAGTTTCTTGTGAAGAAGTGTTCTGTGTTCACAAAGAGTAGCATAAAACTGGGCTGCTTTAATCGAATCAAATGGAAAACCAAATTCCTTCTGATTCTCGCAAATACGATAGATCTCATGTTCAAGGTCTATCGATTCTTCACTGAATTTACGTGACAAGAGTTTTTCGTATAACTTATAATTTAGTTCTACATCTCGTGCACAATAATTAAGCATGTCAATACTAAAGGAATGAAAGATAGCCTCGGTTTCACCGAAAGCACCTTTTTCAAACCCAAGTCTCTGACCCCACGATTGAAGTGAGTGTCTTCCATACAGATCCTGGCGTATCTTTTGTGCCGTATGATCCCGTGATGCCATATCTGAATACATAAGTCTGGACATAATCAGAGTGTCACGAGTAACGTGACCTTCCTTTGGTTCCCATTTGAAGATCTTCTTTAAAGAAGGAAGATCAAATGAAATAATATTATGACCAATCAATTTATCATACTGGCTAAGTTGAGCCAAACCGTCTGGTATCTGATCAGGTTCATATTTATGATACTGGTTAGTGTCAATATCATAAATAACCATACAGTGAACCTTGGTCAGCTTCTCATTCAATCCATTTGTTTCAATATCAAATACACAAGATCGCATTTTAGAAATCCTTGTTATCTTCAAAGGGTAAATCGTCATCTTCAAAGGCACTTGTATCAGCAACCTCAGATAAACGACCAGTTAATTTATCATAGTCAAGTGCACAGCATATTCCTGTTTCACCTGTCCATCGGTTCTTTAGAATTCGTACAGTGGTACGATCTGGAAACTCACCTTGTTGATCTCTTTCACACCCTATAACTATATCCGATAGTTGACCAATAGAAGCAGATCCACGCAATTGAGCCATTGAGGTACGAGCTCCGTCCTCATGACCTTTGTTACCTTGTGGTCGCTTAAGGTGTGATACGAGTATCATACCACAATTCACCTCTTCTGTCAACCCCCGAAGCTTGGTCATCAAGTTATCAATTGTTCTACGTTCATCTCCTTCTTCGATTCCACTTACCACTATAGAAATATGATCAAGAATAATATAGTTACATCCACACCCTTGAACCATATATCTAATTCGATTCAAAAGATTCTCACTATCCATTGAACCCCAATGGTCATAAAGATAGACTCTACCAGTGTTCAAAGTATGTTCAAATGCTTCTCTAAAGTCTTCCTTGTCCACCTCTGCACTACCAAGATGCAACGGTTTATTCAAATACAGACCCATGAATCCAAGTGCAGTACGTTTGTTATTCTCTTCAAGAGCTATGTACCCTATGGTTTCATCTTGTTCAAGAATGTAGTTGGCAATCTCTCGGCATACCTGTGATTTACCAATACCAGCACCTGCGGTTACAGTTACAATTTCACCCCTTCGTATACCAAGAGTTTTGTTGTTAAGACCCATATAAGGATATTGGACAGAAGACATAGCATCTTCCGCATTTACTGTATCCCATAAATCTGTTCCACACACAATACCATCAGGACGAAATACCTTTGCTTGCCAAAGGCAATTAACAAGATCCTTTACCCGTCCATTGACAAGCATTTCATTTGCATCCTTTAGTGGTAGTTTTGCTATACTAGCTTTACCTGGAGGAAGTACCTGAGCACACTCACGAGCCGCTTTTACACCTGCTTCATCGTTATCAAAACAAAAGATAACTTCTTCGTATCCATTTAGGAGTTCAATAGACTTCCGTATTGCTCTGACTGCACCACCTGCACCCGTGGGTACTGAATAAACGGGCCATGTGTTACCTTGAGCTTGAGAGATGGATAATGCATCAATCTCCCCTTCAGTTATAGTGACACGTTTTCCCTTTCCAGCCCATAAATGTTCTCCATATAGACCTATACTTTTCATGTCACCACGACATGTAAAGTCCTTATTCTTAAACCTTATTTTCTGAGCAACTTTTGCACCTGTGTTATCTTTGTAATTAGCAATCTGTACCTTTTGATTGTTAATTTCACCTACTCTATAGTCCCATTTGACACAGGTATCTTCTGTGATACCTCGTGTAGTGAGAGGAACAATTTCACCTTCTATAAAATCAATATTCATTACCGGAAACTGTCGTTGTCGTTGTTCATAATTATATACAGTGCTATCATCGCCAAACTCACGATAAGCACACCCGAAACAATATCCATGTCCATCTGAAAACCTCCCTAAGTTGTCTCTTGAACCGCAGGATGGGCAGGGTTCATGCCTTAAAAAAGTACTCTCAGTGTTCTCTAGTTGGTTGTGGTTCATGTCCTTCATGCCAATCAGGTTCAAAGATTATCTCCAGAGTATCTTCTTCATCTCCTTCAGGTGGTCCGTCAAAATGATCAACCAATGAATCTGAGATTGAAGCAAGTGCTTGAGCTATAGCTAGTCCTACTTTTGCTCCTATTTCTGGAGATAGGTGTTCCTGAAGGACACCCACAACTTCTTCAAAAGCTTTCTGTAGATCATTATTAAATGAATTCTCCCATCTACGATCAGCTAGATTAATAACATTATCCTTTTTATCTTTAGGCATTTCTGTATCCTGTGTTACCATATAAGATTTCAGAGTTCTGTGCCCACCATTTCTTAACTGAGAAACCGGGACAACTTGAACCCCTTATTAATTCACCATGCCCTACCACTTTAGCATCTCTAAACATAAATGTCAAGGCATTGGTGAGTGAAAATAACGACTCCCATTGAAATGCAGAGTAGTACGGATCAGGTTGCCCATTCTCGTCTACTCCACCAGCAAGACACACGGATACTGATTTACCATTGTACCCTTTTACGTGCGCACCTACTTCATGTGGGTTACGTCCTGTTTCGATAGTACCATCACTATTGATGAAATAGTGGTACCCTACTTTCAACCAGCCTCGTTTTCGGTGCCATTCATCTACTAATGATAAATTGACATCCATCTGTGGTGGAGTACCAGTTGAATGAATTACGATATACTCAGTATTTTTACGTTTTGACATCTGTCCACTCTTTTGGAATTATGCGTTCAGAGTATTTAAAGTTATATTTTTCACACCATTGCTGATGTGTGAATCTACTTCCTTCTACACGAGTATTAAGGTTCATAAACACAAACCTAATATCCAAGTCAGGAGATTGTTTCTTTATTGCACGGTGCTTACGAGAATCTCGTGCAGACATACGACCCTTTGCTTCAATTATAAGTCCATTAGGAAGTACAAAATCAGGTGTATATCTGCATTCTAAGATATATCGAATTAATTTAGATTCGTATCCAAATTTACATCCTCTCTGTTCAAGGTTTTCAGCAATCTCTTGTTCAAACTTTGAACGGTAGGGTGCATTTGCAGACTCAGCTACATAAAACTTACGTTTGTGTATTGGAGTCCGTATTCGATGTGACCCTTTCTTAGAAGTCACCATTATTGTCATCGTCTGGAAAGATTTCTTCTACTTCTTCTTTCACATCCGGTTTTGTATCTACTTTAACTTCATAACCCTTTTCAACTGAAAACACATCAGCATCGCCTCCACCGGAACCATT